GTCTTCGGGATCATCGGAGTGACTGATCGTGACATTCATGATTCTGGCTTCCGGGTTTGCTCCTGCTAGGACCAGGCTGACTTCACGAATCGAACCGTGGATGACTTGCTTGGCCTTTTCCTTGAGCTTGTTGGCCCAAATCGACATGAAGGTGATGTCCTTATGTTGCACGCACTGCTTCTGATGTTGCCCGTGCGGCGTTTCATTGAAGAAACAATCGACCCACATACCCTCGGACTTCGCCGATAGAATTGCGTGTCCGAGAATGTTCGTCGGAGTATCGTGTCCGTGCTGCCAGACAAGTGGAACTCGCATGCCGTTCTGGTGCGCAAAGGCATCCGGCATGATCGTTCGCCCATCTGAACAGCGGATGTTGAACTTGGTAGCCCAACCGCTGAAATCAGCTTTCATTTTGACTGTTCCTTTCAGATGTCTGAACCTCTGAGTTTGGTGGTGGCTGCGGCATGTTGCTATTTATGAGTTGGTCCGCCTTTGGGTCCTTCGATGGCTTGAGACCAAGCTTCTGTCGGAACTCATTGGAGGCCATCACTTCGTTTCGAGCAAGCTTGTCGACAATGTCAGCAAGTTGTGATAGAGGAACGAACTTGAACGGATCAGTAAAGTACATGATCCATTCGTCTCGGTCCATTCCGGCTCTACCAATGAGTGCTCGATTTTCTGCTTCGACAAACGCTTCAACGATCGGGATCACAGTCCTGTTGTAGTAGTTGAGCATCGTCGCTTCATCGGCGGTACCATTCATGATCTCGGGGGTTATTCCGAGCTGCCCATACAGCAGGTTGACCAAATACTCAATCTGCTTCAATAGGTTGTTTTCAGCAGGACGGTTCAGTTGCGTGATCTTTTCGGTTCCATCGGTGTAGGCAATGCCGTACTGGCTACCCCTCAACTGGAACTCGATGTCGGACGCACTTTGCGCTGCTTGTTGTCTCTTGGTATCGGATTTGACCACGTAAGGTAACTGGATGATCAGGTCCAATTTTCCAGAGGCTGTTGCCTCATCGATACTATCCAAGAGGCTCAGCTTACGCATGAGTCTTTGGGTAATACCGCTGGGGTCGTTCATGACCGCATACAACGGGTTCTGAGCAATAGCCGTCCAGTCCTTACGGACAACGATGTCTTGCCTTCGACCTACTTCTGGGTCGTCATTGTATACGCTCACTCGAATGTGTCTTGGGAACCATTCTCGAATTTCTCCAACACGCATTGTGAACACGTCGACGATATGAGTTTCCTCTTCATCTGTCGTGTAATCGATAGGTGTGATGGCCACGGCTCCCAGGTCGAACATTGTCAATGCTGCATCTTGTCGAAACTGTCTCGGTCCTTGATCGATGTTTGCCTCGAGAACGAAGCACAATTGCAGATTGCTGTCCATGTCCTCGGAATATCGCCGATTCTCATCCGTTTTCACGTGTTTGAGTTGGACACCAGCTACGTCCATGGCGATTCGATTGAGTACTGAAGAAACGATCGATCTGTCATTGTAGGCAAATCGTTGAATTCTTTGTTCTGGAGGTCGACTGGAACTGGGCCCTGGCGCTGGACTAAAAATACCAGGTTCGTTCTGAAGAAAGCTGTTGACAACTCTTCGAAGTCGATCGGTTATGGCCATCCCATCACCCCCTTTGTGGCGCTCGAATATCCGTTAGCGATGGTCATTCAAACGCCTCCTTATTCACTTTGTAAGCAACGTATGCGTCCATCATTGCAGACACGTTGTCGATCTTTTCGTCCATACGTTTCTTCATGAGTTTACGATTACCGTTCGTGTCTTCCAACGTTACGGCATTTCCCATGGCAAATGACATCAATCTCTCATCGAACAACAACATTCGCTGTTCGGCCATGATCTTCAACTCACCAAGTGGTACCGACTCGGTTCTTGCTCCTTGAATGACCTTTTCGATTCCGAATGGCCCATTCTCCATTTCCCATCTAGTGACGAACTCTTTGGCATTGTACGGATCGAAGCCAAAGCAGCATACATCATACTTGTGGATATCAAGGAATCTTTCGAGGTCATCGTAAACCTCCATCATGTCCAAGACAGTTTGTGTTTGGCCTTCTTGTTTTCCTTCCATGACATGAAGACTTCCCTCTGCCATGAATTCTTCATACTTTCGACGCATCGCTGCTGGAAGCTTCATCAATGTGAGATCCGTGATGTAACTTCGGGTTTTCACGCCAAATTTTCCGCTTCTCGCCATCGGAAACAAGACAGTGAACGCACAAAAGTCATCGCCCTGTGACAAGTCAGCACCAAGAGCACATCGCATACCATCGAAGCTTCGACGTGGATGTACTTCTGTTTCTTCATAGGTGAAGAAGTACGTGTACCCCTCCATAGGAATACCGAACCTCTTAGCGAGCGTATCGTTGCGTGTTGCTGGGGCCTTTTCGGCTCTTTCCACTTCTTGATGGTAGACGTCATAGGTAACCGTCAAACCAAGATTGGGACTCGCCTTTATCCACAACTCTGGATGGTTGACTTCCACAATATCATCCAGTTTGTAATGCCAAATCGAAATGTGAGGAGCTTGGTAATCCCCTTTGAGGATCGTTGCCAGTTCCATTTTGATAGTGTCGCCAGGACCATTTCGGACTGTGCCTTCTGAGCTGATCGCAATGATCAAGAAGTCCTCTAGTTTGGAGGCCCCCTGCTCTACAGCACCAACAATGTCTTCTCTGGTATCGCCAGACAACCATTCGTCGATCGTCGAGATCTTCGGTCTCAAGCCTTGCAGCTTGTTGATGGTCATCGGTCGGATTTCTACCAACGAACCAGTAAGAAAGTTCTCTATGCCCTTCTTGGTCGACGCCAACTTGACTCGATTAGCCCGATTCCCGGTCGTGTTCTGCAGAGACCCTTCGGTCAAGAATTGGAACAACGGCCCCCGGGATCGAGTGATCGCAGTGCGAATCGGCGACATCACCTCTTCCGCCTGCTTCATGGTGGGGGCGGTAGTGATCTGATGAGTAGTGGATGTATCCACAATCAAGAAGTATGCCTGTATGCATGCCGCATACATCGACTTGGCGGACCCTCTGGCAACAATCAAGTACTGCTTGGATATCAAGCGTTTCTTGATCAACTTGGTGACGTATGCCCCTTTGGCTCCGTCCTTACCTGGCTGGTACACGCTTCGTTCGATGAAGTAGTACCAGGCAAAGATCTGCTCCGCCCAGACCTTGAATGAATCCAGCAGGTGTAAATCTCCACCATCGGTAAGCGTGAGTTCATGCTCACAAAACTTGACGAACCCTTCGACAGCATCTTCGTCGTACCAGATGTTCGGGTCACGAATCAGATCGTCGATGCGGTTCATCTCATCCGAGATCTCCCGACAAACCGGAATCTCTCCACGAAGTACTTTCTCTCTGAATTCTCCGTAGTAACGAGGAGTGGCAGTGTTTGAAAGAGTCATTCACTACCACCCCTTTCGCTACGGTACACGAATCGGAAGCGTTCCAATACCGAGATTCGAACTGCCGAGCAAACTTGAAACCGTTTTCTTCCCAGCCGAAATCGCAAACTGACCCGCAGGAGTCCTTGCGTAATTACTCAAAGTTACCGCTACACCAAGTGTCGCCACAAGGGCCTTGGTCTTTTTTGCTCCTTGGGCCACTGCTGTCGGATTCAACTGACTGTTGTTTCTCTCGAGATTCAAGCGCTCGTTCAGAAACTTCAGTTCCTCATTCGTGAGTTCCTTACGCTTCTTCTTTTTGAGCAGCTTTGCTCTTGCGGCCTCTGGACTTACCTCTCGACCTTCTCTCCGAGATGCACGAGCTAGAGCCGCCTTGGTTCGACGAACGCCCCACCGCTGACCTTTGACTCCGTGATGAGAGAGGAAGGCGAGGATTGCGCCCTCTTTCTTCTCTGTCATGCCCCCTCCTCTACAAACTCGGACAACGGATGGAGTGATTCTTCTCGAGCGACATTGAGACGCCACTCTGCTTTTCGAATTTGTTCTTCGGCGGCATCTTTGAGATAGCCAGTAGTGGGTGGATCGAAGAGATGCTTGACCCTCAGGAAAACATACGATCTGACCGACTTCAACTTGTGTGACGGAACGCCAGCGGTCTCAAAGTCCGCCCATTGTTCCTCACCTTGATCATCAATCTCGTATCCACCCTCGGGGCCAATGCCCATTTGATCCAAGTCTGCGAATACAGAGTTGATGTGAACGATCACGTCGTGATCGAACGCTGTGTAGTCTTCGGCGAGCCCGAGCATCTTCTTCGTACTCTTCAGAATGCTGTTTTCCATCAGGCCCCCTTTCGGTTAGGTCCAGCTACTGCCTCTTGCAGCTCGGGCTGCTCGTCTCGTCGCTGTCGCCGTGATCGACGCTCGAGCCGCAGACGTTGTGGCCACTGCCTTGCGTGCAACTCGTGTTGGCGGAGAAGTGTTCTCCGACGCTTGTGGAATCACGTTCATGTTCTGGACAGGCGGCGGTTTCTTCTCAGCAACCTTCTTCGCAGTTGTCGTAGCTTTCGCCGGTACCTTCTTTGCTGTCGCCTTCTTCGCAGGAAGTTTCTTCGCTGCCGTTTTCTTTGCTGCCATTTCGGCCTCCTCACATTGGTTGGAAATATCCGACCAGGTCGACCACGACGTGGACACGAGCTGGTGAGTACAATTGGAAACTGCCATCCGGAGCCAACTCAATCGTGGCTGAATTTGTGATGGCCGTTGCGACTTGGAAATTCAATTCCGATGACAACGGACGAGATCCGCTCGCCCATGCGGTGAAGAAGCCTGGGGCTTCTGCTTCGACTGCCGTCAACTTGACGACCGCTCGGGTTCTTCCGGCTCCTCTTGGAACGGCAACGGTTGCTGTTTTACCAGCGCCTAACTTGTAGGCGTCGTGTGTCGGTCCGTCGGGACCACGAGAATCCAGAATTCGAGGTGGAATGTCGTCTGGACGAGGAATGAAACCTTCCATTACATCGATCTCCTGTGAGAGTTCAGCCATCTTTCTGGCAACGAGCGAGCGGTAAATATCGATGTTCCCTTGTCCCCCACCCCAGGAACTCCCATCTGGCCAATACCGTTGCGGATGATTCTCCCACGGTCCAAACGGGTCGATCTTTCGGCCGGGCGTTGTTGTTCCTGGACCGCAGTATTCCTTGTGAGCAAACACTGCGCCTGGCGGTAACTGCTCGGCTAGACAGATAAGAGCATCTGTAGTGATAGAAGCGAGGATTTGTTTCCATGGCCACACCTCTCCGGTTCCCGCATTACCCATTTCGTTTCCAATGAGTACGAAGTTGGCAGCATCAACACCAACATAAAAAGGGCCACCGGGTTTGTAGGCTCCACCTTTACCCCCATGATTTGCAGCTCCATCCGCAACAAGCGCCACCCGACCGGTACGATCGTGGTAGAGTTGGCAAATAGGAGAAGGGGCATATGGATTTGTAAAAGCAAGGTATTCAATGTCCCTCTCCCAGTTCCATGATTCTGGGGAAGCAGTGTGATGCTTCAGGATTCCGTTAAGCGACTGAAATCCTCCAGTCTTGTTCGAGCGAGTCTCGTGTCCAGGGACAGGAACCAGCTCTTCGATGCCACGCCCCACGCCGGGAGCAAGAACATCGTCGAGATCATGTAACCAGTATTGGCCCACTGATTTCTCCGTTCAGTTCTCGAACGAGCGCTTTGGCTGCGAGTTTCCTTTCGTGTGGATCAGGAAGAACAGCGATTGCGTCGTACCGTTCTTGAAGTCGAATGACCGAAGCCCAATCGATGGGACCGTCGGGCATGTCATCGTCGACGACATCATCGTCATCGAAGTCACCAAAGTCTTGTGTCACCAGGACTCCTTTCTACGTGCTCCTTCGGGAGCAATGACGCATCTCCGTAATGGATAGCGTTATGTGTGTCATGACATGTCGTGATCAGATACTCTGGATTAAGAATCCAGTGTAAGCCATCAGTAATGTCACGAACGCTAATAGGATTGATGTGATGAACAAGAAGATGTCCATGTATCTCATGACCTGGCACCCCCAAATCGCAACCATCATCTCGATAGATGACGTGTTGACGTAGGCTCTTCCATTCGTGAGACCGATAGAAATTCTGATTGATCCATCGATCGAAACCGGCGGTGGCTTGTCCAACGGAGCCGCCAAGCTTCAAGTATTCAAACCGATCTTCGAACGTACTCCGTCTGAGCATTTCACCATACGTTCTAATCATCGTCAAAGTCTCCCTCTTCGGGTTGACCTGAGTAGCCACGGAAAGCTTTCATGGCTCTATCCAATAGCTCACCCATATCACGCCCTGAAGTAACCGCATCAGTTCTAGCCCGAAGCAATTCGGCTTCATACGTCATCTTCTCTCGCTCCGCTTGCTCTCGAGGAGAGCCCATCTTTAGAAAATGGACAATCTCCTGAGCAGATGCGGTTCCTTCTCGAAGACGATTTTCAGCTAGATCGGTGGCGAGAGCGATGAGCTGATTCTCTCTACCTTCTGGAGAAGTTGCAGGACGCATTCTCTTTGGGCCGTCGGAACTTCGCTTGGTCGCCATCTCGCCTCCTTTCTCTATGCGACGTGGAATCCAAACCACGTGTGAGAGATGTGTAGCATCCATTCACTGATACCGTAGCCGAGGGTAATTTGAAGTGTTCGAATGTATCTACAACGAACACTCATAGATTTCCGGCAGACCAATCATCGTATACCGCCCAGCCAAACGGCGAATCTGTATACATTCCCGTATACCGCCCATCCCACACAGGTTGTGCCGTATCGGTAATAGTTACTGCCAGTGTGCCGTTTTTGTATCCAGAAATTACGTTGCCGTTGCACGTGACTTTGAGCACATCTCCATTGACAAACGATACGGCAGCAGAAGCAATTGTAGAAAGCGATCCATCGAAACGCTCAATGATTATTCCCGTTCCTGCCGGTCCAACACGATAATACTTTCCCGTCAGAGCCCCATTTTCACTTCGAACAATTATCTCCTGCTTCGATGCCGCATGAATATCTTTTACAGCAATCGTTACCTGAGCGAAGTAATT